GAGCGATGTAATACAATCTATGTTTTACTAATTCGTGACTTAGTTTCATTTATACCCTCCAATTTTTATTTCTGCTCATTGTGGTGGTTTTTTCAATGGTAATGTGTAAAATTTAAAATCTAAAATTTTTGTAATCGTCTTGTATCGCCACATAAAAAGGTATTAATTGTGGTATGATTTTTTGTATGTATCCTCGCTCGTCAACGTCAATGTCTATTATCCAACCGCCCATGTGAGCTGCTAAACCCTTGCCGCGCATGAAATTAGTCTGGGCACAAAATGTAGCCGACTGGAAACAATGGACATTGCGATAAAATATATACTCGGCTTTATGGTAGTGACCGACTGCAAATATATTGGGCTTTTCCCCTCCTGACATTGCATCAACATGTTTTTGTATTTTGTAGCTTATTGCGTATGCGCTGCCATCCCATGGGTGACGTAGCTCTAATATGCAATTAGGCGTGAGTTTTACGATTGCACAATCCTGCCCTAAATACTCCATGTCGGGCCGCCGGTCTGTTATTGTCAACCCTATATTGTAGCCGCACCTTTTAATAATACTTGAATCATGATTGCCTATAATAAAGTGTGTTTTAATGCCATTATTCGGGTACACTCGGCATATTTCTTTTACGTGTTCATCAGCTCCCTGCGTGTAACACTCGTATTGATGCCCTGGCCGCATTTGCTCGCCCTCGTCGATGTCTCCTGTATGGTAAATATGTGTTATCCCCTGCCGTTTGCACTCATCATAAAATTGGTGAAGATATGTAAGTTGAGTAAATTTGCTGTTAATGTGAGTGTCACCCATCAGCCCGAAGCGGATTTTAAGATTGCCTTTCCAAATTGCGCTGTGTTCTGTCGGTTCAAAATTCTGCACAACCTCAATTTTTTCAGGTTTTTCTTCGTTTTTAAAAACTTTCGACACGCATTCGTCTGTCTTTGCGTGTTCGCTCGTCAGATTTTCTATGCACTTTATGTCCGTTTTAACATTCCTCCTTTTTTCTGCTCTTGCTTTATGAGATAATCCAGTGGCTAAGCGGTATTGAGTTCTTAACTGTTCAGGGGTTAAATCTAATCCAGTACATTTCGATATAGTTTCCCAACTGATTTTCCCGTTGTGATACATTTTGCTTATTTCAGCCGCTTTGATTAGTTCTTCTTTAATTTCTGCCGTCATTATTTCACCAGCTTATAAATATTTGGGTCTGCTTCAAGCGAATTTATGGCGGCCTGCAATTTTTCCACCATCGGATTAAATTCTTTAACTGCAAAGTAGCACTGATAACTTTCAAGTTCTTGCAGGGTCTCTTTTAAAAGTCCATAAACTGTTTTACTGCTCATTTTGCACCTCAAAACTATCTATAAATTTTTGTGCCATTGCTGCGACTTGGATTGATTCGGCAGCGGCATTTAAAGCTTTTTGCCTTAACTTTAAATATCTGCCCTTTGTCACATCATCACGGTTAAGCTTTGTATAGACCCATGCAGAATCAAGATGTTCTTCAATCATTAAAACTTCGCTTTTAAGTTCTTCATATTCTTCCAAAATCACCGCATATCCCTCGTGCGGACTATTAAATTTAGGAAACTTTATATAAGAGTTTTTGAGTTCTTCGGCTGTTAATTTTGTAACTGCTTCAAGTAGTTTTTTCATTTTGCACCTCCAAAAATAAATCTGCATAAGTTACACCCACGGCTATTGCGCTCCACACGTCCTTAGACACTCCATAAAACCAACCTTTGTCTGCTTTTACACCTACTACCCCGAACCTATCAATTAATGCCTGTCTAATATTGCTGTCCTTAGCTTTCATTGAGCCACAGAGATTTATTTTTTCATCTTTGCGGTATATGTATTTTACAGGTACTCTTGCTTCACTTTCTATTTTTTCGGTAAATCTTCCTATCCACACGCAAGTTTCAAAAACTTCTTTGCCAACCGCCATACCGTAACAAGCCACATTTTCGATTGCTACATTTTTTATTTGATAAATGTAAATTGATTTTGATATAGCTTCTTTGCATTCTGCATTTGCAATTTTGCCAAAGCTGACAGGTTTCAAATCATCATCAAGTACAACATAAGCACTTTGGGTACTTCCTGGGTCGATAGCTAAAATCATTTCCCATCCCTCCTAAATTGTAGAACGTAAATTCCCAAAGCCAATCCAATCACCGCCGCAACCGCCATATCATAGTTAATAAGTATTACAGAGAGTATAAAAATTGCGGCGATTAGAATTAAGCAAGCGATTGTCAAAAGGTCTAAAAATAAGTTAGGTTTTTTCACAATTTCCACTTGCCTTTCTAATAAATCGAAACATAAAAGTTTCATCGTGAATTACAATTGCTTCGCCATCTTGATTGATGCAAACTACGTCAAGAAATTTAGGCTTTTCAATTATTTTTGGTTCTTTAACTAGTTCACCGAAAGTCAGGTTCATATCAACGCATTTATAAACCATTTCGTTGTAAATTACGTCATATCCGCTTATATTTATCATTTTTTAGCACCGTCCTTTCCGTCCATTTTTGCACCGCAAGCCGAACAATAGCGGCCTATATATCCAGCAATTCTTCGACTGCATATAGAACATTGCACAGGTCCATATGAAGGATTACCATTCCACTTCCCATGCACAACCTCCACCAACTGCCCACTTTCAACTTTGCGGATTATTTCGGCGGCTTGTTCAACGGATTTATACTCATTTTCGCAATGTTCAAGAACGCTGTAATACCCTGTAATATTTGAAACTCCAACATCTTTCAACGCTTGTATATTTCCCTTAAGGAGTTTATTGCTTTTCTCAAGTATTTCTATAATTTCTTTATTTTCCATCTTTTTCCTCCTTGGCTTGTTGTATTGCCCAGTCTAAAAAGTCCTGTTTCGCTTTCTGGGCATACAATTTTGCCGTAGTAGGGCTATTGCATCTTAATTGTCCAATATGTTCACACGCCAACTCTAAAGCCTTTTTGAGGGTGTTTCGCTCTGACACCAATATTTTTAACTCGCTGTCGATAATATCAAACTTTTTTAAAGTTGCTTTTATCACTTCGTTGCTTTTTTCGATGTATGCTTTCAACTCCGCATTTTCTTCCTGCAACTCAAGCAACTCTGCAAATTGTCGACATAAAACACCATGCTTTATTTTACAACCTACACATTTTTCTTGGCATAATTCAAAACTCATTTTTCTTTTCCTCTCTTGCCCCTCTACAAGGCTCTACAGTGCGTTTTACTATCTACCCCTAATCTTTATCGCTTTTACTGTGTCCGTTCTCTTTCTATTTTAATTGCTTCTTCAACCGAAAATTTCCCGTAATGAATTAGTGCGTGTAAACGAGAATATCCCAAATTTACAACTTTGCAGATTTGTGCAATCGTCATTTTTTCGCCGTCAAACTCGTAATAAACATTTGCCCTTGTGTTATTCGCTTGTTCTTCATCCGTTGCCCACCTGCAATTAGACGGTTCGTAATTACCATTGTTATTTATTCTGTCAATGGACAACCCCACCTGGAACCCAGAATTTAAAAACCAATCTTTAAACTTATTTAAATTGTGCCATTCCTCACATACAGAAATTCCACGCCCTCCATAATCTTTGTATGCAGGTTCTTTAGGGTTCTCACACCTGTAAATCATACTTTTCCATGTTGAGTAAAAATTTGTGATGCTAACACTTTCTACTCTTTTCACTGCTTTAGGCTTTCTGAAACAGCCACAACTTCCTACCTCCCCATTCGTTAATTTGAACGATGTTACTTCCCTTGATTTTCCGCAATCACATTCGCATAACCATACGCGATTTCCGTTACGGTCAGCCTGTAAATATTTAATAACTCTAAGCATCCCAAATTTTTTCCCAGTTAAGTTTCTTAGTTTCAATTTATGCCCTTTGCTGAGCGTTCTACGCCCATATTTATTATTGAATATAAGTTTATGCCTAACTACCCTATTGCCCCTCTGCGGTCACGCTACGGGGTTGTAGATAGTTTTAAAGATGTAATGCGTTGCACAACTGTATAATTGCGGAATCATAATCAGATGTGTTAAGCCTTAATTCATATATTCGCTGTTTAAAAAGTACATAAGCATCCCATTTGTCATAAAACACTTTAATTGCTTTTGCATCGTCAATAATATTCTCTACTGCCTCTGCTTTTTCCGCTGAACTCATTGTCGTAGTCAATCTTTTTACCCTCCTTTGTTTTAACATAATCACTTATCAAAAGCGGCCTGTGTGTCATGTGGCTACCATCAAAAATAAATTGTGCTTGTCCTAAACTGCCGCGCCTGTTTTTAGCAACTGATACCGCTACAATATGCCGTTCAATGTCCGCATCCCAAATAAACATTATCTTGTTAGCATTTTGTTCAAGCTCGCCGCTATCTCTAAGATTTATCATTGTCGGCTGTGCGGTACCCCTTCCAGCTTCTCGGTTAAGCTGTGATAATGCCAGCACTGGTACTTTTAAATCATTTGCTAAATTTTTAAGCTCCCGGCTAATTGCTCCAACTTCCTGATTGCGATTTTCTGATTTTTTAGAGCTTTGCAAAAGTTGAAGATAATCAACAATGATTAAGCCTAAGTTTTTAGTCATGCGGCATTGCGCTCTAATTTGTGATACTGTAATATTTGCATTATCCGATATGTTCAAAGGTAATTTATAAACTGCGTCAACACCTTTTGCAATTTGGGCAATTTTTTCTTGATTGCCTTTTAAACTTTCGGAATCAATAAGGTCATCCATGCACACTCCGCTTTCATCAGCAACCATTCTTTCCATCAGCTCGTTTTCTTCCATTTCGCATGAAAACACGTTTACGGTTTTGCCTGTTTTTGCAATATGTTTGCCAATATTTAAAGCAAAAGCAGATTTGCCAACCGCGGGCCTTGCAGCTAATAAAATAAGATTTCCGCCCCACATACCTTTTAAAATCCTGTCAAGGTCTGCATATCCGGTATCTACACGCATTTGTGCTTGGCTTTTAAATAAGTTGGTGTACCAATCCATCGCAATGTCTTTTGTGGCTCTAAGTCCTCTTCTGGCGGTGCTAACAGTAAAGTTATATGTATCTGCTTGCAACTTTTCTATAACTTCGTCTATGTTTTCGGCTGATATCTTTTCGCTTTGAATTTCTAAAATTACCTTTTGAAATTTTCTGACTTTGGCATTTTTAGCAACAATCTCGGCGTATGCTTTTGTATTTGCTATACTCGGTATCATATCTGCAAGTCTTAAAAGATAGCTTTTTGCATCGTTAATTTGCAATTTTTCTGAAAGTGTCACAAAATCAACGGCTGAATTTTCCGAATACATTTTTAACATTGCGGTATAAATTTTCTGGTGTGGCACTGTGTAAAAGTCCGATGCCGAAATAATATCTATTACTGCTGGCAATGCATGAGGTGCATCAATTAAGATTGCGCCAAGCACACACATCTCTGCTTCAAGGTTGATATCCGTGTTTATCCCTCCATCGTCAATTTTAATTTGTCGTACTTATCCCGAAGTGCAGAAGCTGATAAAATGTTTTTTCTCCAAAAATCATCGTTTTCAGCAAAGAACATAACATCATATATTTTTTTAGGCGTTCGCTTGTCTATACGTTCCATTAAATCAAACGTTCTTGCCCAAGATTGATATTGCACTTCGCTTTGAAGTTTAGCTTCGGGATTATTTATGTGTATCATTTCAGAAAGTTTAAGTGCCAACTTGTAAGAATTACTTTCGTGTTCAAACGTAAATTTTAATTTTTTAGGAACGTCTGAACTTGAGTTCGGACAAGTATTATTTATAATACTATTATCTAGTTCTACTTCTTCTTCTGTTGCGTCACCATCCGTCACTGTGACGTCACATGATACGTCACAAGGTGGTAATTCCTTTAATCTTTGTCTATATTTTAATGTTCTTGCCTTTGTTTGTTCTCTAATCTTGTCTAATCCGTCAATGTTTTGATACTCGCTCCAATTTTTAATGTAAATAATATCTTCAAATATTTCAATCATTTCAAACTTTTCTAAAACATTTAAAGCTAATTTAATAACATCAATCGGAAAGTCAAATTGAATTGCAAGACCATCAAGATTATAAGGAATTGTGTCGGTAAAATATAAAGCACCGCTTTTATTGCTTTCCCCTGCTTGCGCCAAAAGGAACACCCATATTAAAACAATGTTATTGCCATCTGGCATTTTACGGATTCTTTTAATTTTATGGTTGCTCATTATGCTTGTGTAAATCTTTATCCATTTAACTTCTGCCGTAATTAATCACCCCTCTACTCTGTGGTTCCATGCGTATATGGTTTCTTCTTGATTGTCACGCATATATTTCATTGGGTCGCATTCCCTGCACTCAATATAAAATTTCCCATTATATGATTTATAAACTTTTGCTTCCCCTCCGCAAAACGGACACAATTTTAATTTCATCATTTTTTCACCACTCTCTATCTTTTAGTGGAATTCTTATTAATTTGTTTCGCTGCTTGATAAATGCTTTTTGAATAATCTCTCCGTTACCTATCTTTGAAGCCCTTACACAATCAATTCTTAATCCATCAAGTTGGGGCAAAGTTGCGCAATTCTTTATTTTTTCTAAAATCTCCATTTTTCATCCTTTCGGGGCAGTTTTTTAAGCCGCCCATATTTTTATACAAACAGTATTTAAAACGGTAAGTCCGATTCTGAACTTATCTCGTCAAAGTCACTACTTGCTGCCGATGGCACACTTTGCTTTTTCTGTCCTTTTAAAAATTTATCTTCCGGCACTTCAACACCTTTTTTAATACTTTCAACACTCCTAAATTGTGAGCATTTAGTTGAAAATTTCAGTTCGCAATCTCTATTTTCATATTGCTCCCTGCCAAAAACACCACCAACTAATTTACCTTTTAATGTCTGGCAAAAACTATCACCCCATACAATTTTAAAGCCACTATTAGAATTTTCGACTGCTGTAATAAAGGTTTTAAGCCCTCTATGAGTGTTGCCCTCACTGTCGTGAGTAAGTTGATAAACTATGCAGCCCCACTTCTTATTCTCTCTTGTATCGCCTCTGAATAGGGCTGCGTAGTAGTCTTTTTGTTCACCCTCTGCAATATCAAGATTGATTTTAAGCATTGCCTTTTGAGTGGATGAAATTGTTTCTTCAACGCTCATAATTTTTAGGATGTGACCACCTAACGCCAAAGGTGTAAAATCTCCGTAGGCTGAAATTTTTCCATAATCTTCTGGCATATTCATTATTGTTTTTCTCCTTCATTTTTTGTATTATTGAGTTCCCAGTAATCTCGAATTTTTGTATCAACTAATTTCAAGTCATTATCCATTACCATTTCAAGCATTTCCATAGGACTTTTGCAAGTTGTATATCCATCTGACTGTGTGATAAAATTATGATTTATTCCGTCAGTAGTTGCCATGAGTACAATAGAAAAAAGTCCCTCAACAGTTAATTGATTATCTAACATTTTGCCGGTTGTTTTTGCTTTGATTTTCCCTGTTTCGGTTACTTCAACATGATGTAAAAAATAAACAACAACATCCTTTGGAAGTTGCTTAATTACAAAAGTAATTAAGTTTTTAAAGTCAAGCGCCATATCTGTAAATTTTCCATACCCTGTTTCTTTTGCTTTATCAAACAATGCAAAAGCTAAAAGATATTGGCTATCATCAATAACAAATGATTTTTTAGGGGATTTTTTCATTTCGCTTTTAATGATTTCATAATCAGATGTGCTAAGTTTTGGCAATTTCTTTTTAAAAGGAAGTGGCTTTCCTGCAACATTGAATATACTAACTTCATCAGGTTCAAAGTTTCTTAAACTGGTAGTCTTACCACTTCCGCTTTCACCTAAAATTAAAACTGGTATTCCCATTATTTTATCCTCAAACTTTCACCTTGTTTTAACTCTGCACCAGGTATTGCTTCACCCTCTTTTAAAGCCTTTAAATCTGCAAGTAAATCCTTTTTACTTAATATCGGCAACGGTATATTAAAGTATTTCTTTGGAATAGTGTCCTCGTCTATCACGTTGACACTGGGGGCATTTTTAGCTATCGTGACGGTAAATGTACCAGCCTTTATTTTCTGCTTGCCCTGTGCAATCATAGATTCCATGAGGTTATTTTTAAGCCTTATAATGTTATTCTCCGCTATTTGTTTAAAGGTTGATAAGCGGTTAATTTCGGATTTTGCTAAAAGAATATCACCATCAAAATTAGCAATGATTTTTGCATATCCCTCCGCTTTTAATTCGATATCTGCATCAAGGGATTCCATAGTATCTGCAAGCGTTTGCTCGTCAATTTCGCCCTCTTCAAAAAGCAATTTTAAACTTGCAATTTGACCTGTTAATTCATATAGACTTGACATTGTTTTTCTCCAATTCTTCTATTATTTTTTTCTGCTTTTCCCATTCCCCATAAAAGAAGTCTTTAGTTTCTTTGCTCTCTGCAAGCTGGTTTTTTAAATTGCATAATTCAGTTGCCTGACTTGCAATAATTTGAGCAACTTCATTTGTAAATATCATTTTGTTTCCTCCTTCGTTTTTTTACATTTTTTGTGTTCAATAATTTCGTTTATGTACTCAAGTTCTGGGTTTTCTTTGGGCATTCTCGATTCATATTCTTGCTGTGCCCTGTCGAAAAAGAAGTTGTTATCCATTTGACATTCTCCTTTCAAACATATAAAATCCTTGTTTCCCTCTTTTAAACGGCTTGAAATAATTTGTGGACTATACCAAATCCTTTGAAACTCTTTCCATTGTTTTATATCATCTTGCTCATATTTGCCCATGCTGTTTCTGAAAAGCATTGCTCTCGGCACTATCCCTGCTTTAAGTGTATCAATCAGCCTTTTTTCAGCCTTTGAAAACGTATCGCCTCTGTATCCGACTAAAACATAGCACCGTGCTGTTTGATTTTTTAAATCATAACCATATCTATTGAGTAGTTTTCCTACCTCGATGAGTGGTTCTAAATCATCAGGAGTGTCGTTTGCAAAATACATCGCTTTGGTTTTTGCTTCTTTAAGTAATTTAACATGCCATTCTTTAAGTTCTTTTGCTTCAAGTCCACCGCTAAAAATCGGATATTCTTCTTGCTGTTTAAGCATTTTAAAAACTGCTCTGATGTGGTTTTCCGAACATTGCAATAAATTACTGTCTAAAATATTAAAACCGTTTTGTATTGGTAACTCCCTTGTTTTCCCCTCGTATTTTGGCACATCACAAAACCAACAGTTATTATTGCAGCCCCTTGAAGTAAAAACATAACCTTGTTTTAAATACCTCCCAATAACAAACTTACCGCCCTTGTCTTGATAAGCTCTGCCACCTATTTTTATAGGTAATCCCAAAATACTGTAATTTTCAAACATTCTTTCTGCTTTCGGCATATCCCACGTAAAGGTGCAAGATATATGTATTTCAGCAACTTTATCAAACGGAAAAAACAAATCGGGTTGTTCTTTAAAAAAGCAAAATTCATCTGTTGGAGTTGCCTTTGTTTTTGATGGGAAAACTCTTGCTATCATTTTTCTTGACCTCTCTGCACAAAAGTGCTATAATATTTTTGATTTATTTCTTTTGCCGTCTATGGGCTTTACAGAGCCGTGGACGGTCTTTTTCTTTTTAGGGGTAAGTATGCAAGTTACTAATACAAGCACCGCCAACCACGCTAAATATGCTATGTAGAGGATAGTTGCGGGTAACATTGCTTTATCCATCTTGCTTACCGTCAAGGTGTAGAATTTTAAGGGCTAATTTGAGCCCTTCTGCTCGTGCTGCAATAGCAACATACGGAATCCCAAAAATTAAAGAGTCTGCTCTTTCAAGGTCACGTTTAATTTGAGTTTTTACTTCTTCCACATCTGCCCTTTTCACAATCAGAATTTCGCAATTTTTCGTTGATTCTTGTTCTGCAAGATGGGCAATACCTGCCTTGAATATTTCGTTTAGATTTTTCATAATTCCTCCTGCTTTAAAAGTTCGGGATTGTCGTGAATTGTGCCGATAACTTCAAGTTCCGTTGAATAAGTATTGTCAAAATCAAATAGCAACCCTTCGCCAGTAATTACAAATCGTGCTGTTTCAATGTCGTATTGTATTTTCTGGATAATATCTTCAGTTAGATTTTCAACTATATCCCCTTCAAATATTTCCTTACCGTTCTTGTCGAGTAAGCCTGTGAATTGTCCGACTGTGGAGGGTACAATTTCTTCTGCACCATCCCCATTTTCGGGAACAACAATATCGGTTTTAATATCCGCCATGCCTCTTAAATAAAATGAATATCTACCATAAACCCACTCCCCATTGTCTAACCTTTTCCCTCTAAACTTATGTTCTCTCATTTGCTTACCGCCTTAATACCGCCGCAAACGACAAGATAAAGATTCCTGTCACATCTGCGTTCACGTTTTGCTTTGGCTGCCTGTATAAGATATTGCTGTAACTCTGGACTGCGTTGTGATTTTTCAGAAGCTGACCTTGTGTTTAGAAATCCTTTTATGCCGAACATTTCTCTAAAAAAGTCTAATGTAAATCTGTTCATAATTTACCTCCTCAAATTTTTTAAACCGTGTCAATACTGCTTGTCCCCATTTCCTGCCCATTTCTAAAAGCACTCAAAAAGGAACAAGTTATTTCACTCTTGCCGTTACAAACCGTTTTATATTGCTTTGTGTCGTAATTGTAAAATATTTGAAAGTCTTCGATTTTGAGATGTAGCCTAAATCCTTCAACTTTTGTCATGAGGTTGTCCTTTCTTAAATTAAGAATTTTTTTGAACATATTTAGATATTTCGGAATATGCTTCGTCATTGTCGCAACGTGAATTTATTTCTCTTTCACTTTTGCTTTCAGAATAGTTTGTTGGATGATTGCGGAAATCTGGTTTAAATACGTTTTTTATTTTTCTTCTTTCTTTATTAATGCAACCACAACTTTTAGCGGCTTTATTATTAAGATGTTCTGATGAAACACAAGCGGTATTTCCGCAATCGCACTTGCACAACCACATAACGCATCCGTGGGTATTTCTTATGCCAGTAGGCTTAATTGCGAGTAACTTTCCGGACCGCTGATTTGTTAAATCTTTAGCTATAGACACTTTCCCGCCTCCTGCTTGTCCTGTTTTCTATCAGCACCTTTACGGTGCTATTTTTTTAATATTTCATATATTTTCCTTATGACTTCCCTTTCCTTTATTTGCCGTTCCTTTTCTGTCATATACAGAGTAAGAACAATCGCTTTTTCTTTCTTCATAAAATTCACCTCGTTAATTCGTATGCACTGGGGCTTGTATTTGTTTCCTATTAATGCGAGTGTAATAATTAGAAAGTATCTGTTTACGCTGTTCGTACTCTGGCACCGTCACCACAAGTCCCATATCAAAGCGTTGCAATTTGATTATTCCGTCAAGCTGTGAGGGTGTTAAAAATGGTCTTATGCTGTCTTCTTTTAAATTGTTTAACTGTTTAAATTTCTTCGTTGACATCCCTAAAACAATGCGGTTGATTAAGTCAAATTCGTTTGAGAAATAATAACTGCGTGGTTCATCGTGAGCCTCTTTAATAGCCTGTGCGAAGTCGTGAAAGTCAAGCCGTGCAGTATCAAGTTGACGGATGAATGTTCCCATGCGGTTAAACTCTTTAATGTAGGCTTCTTTTAACTGTGCCGCCTTTTTACCTCTATAACCCATTGCCAGAAACATAAATCCGTCAAAGGCCATATTTACTTTAGGCTGATTTTTGTTTTGCTCATTTTTGTAATAGGACTCCCCAAAATTGGTGAGTCGAAATTCGTCAGAACATTCAAGGTCTTTGACATCCCTCAATACATGGTCGTGCCGTTTTCCAAAATACTCCGCAACCTTTAAACTATCGGTCATGGGCTTGTCCTGTTTTTCAAAAACTAAAGATAAATCGTTCATTGCAATTTCTTCTTTCTTGTGTTATAGTTATCACATGGTTATTTTGTTTTGCACCGTTAACAGCGGTGCTTCTTTTATTGTCTTTTTCGCCCATTCGATGTAATATTATGGGGAAAGGTGGTGATAGATGTGTCGACAATTGATGAAAAGAACATTGCCAAAGAGATTTTGTTCAAACTGCTTGATAAAAACATGATATTGGCATATTCCGCAAGTAACGAACAAGATAGCATTGCAAACGTAAGCAAAATCAATCAGTACTACACGCAAATTTTAAACACCGTTAGTCTAAAGTAAGATGAACTTCTAAGGCATTAAGAGAGTCTCAACTGTTTTAGTTAGAGTGGCAACTCTTTCTGAAATAATGGACTCTCTTTCTAACTCTTTTGTTAGCTTTTCGAGGGCGATTATTAAAACTTTGTCTTTTAAATCTGAAATGATTTTTGTCATAGTTTTTCTCCTTTCCTAATTAATTCCTATGTAGGGTTATGCGCTGGGGGGTGCGGTTGCTTACTCCCATCTAAAGTATTTTTTAACTTTGTTTTCTAATGGTGCGCTTGTGCCTTGACCGTGTAGAACAGTCCATAAGAATCCGTAATCACCGCCAAGTTCTTTCGACAAATCTCTAAGTGTCATCCCCCTTTTTCCCATTTCGTTATAGACCTCAATTCCAAATGCTGTTAAACGCCATTTCATGTAATCCCCCCTTTTTCAACAATTTGCACAATAAAAAACATAAAACTTTATATCTCTTTTTGTACATTATTTATTGACAATTAAAATTTTACAGTTTAATATTAAGTTGTTCGGACAATAATATTAAATAACGAAATTTTTATGTCTGTGTATAGTATATCTCTTAATTACGAGAAATACAATAGTATTTTCTCTTATTTACGAGATTCTACTATATGCATAGTTTGGAGTACAATTTTATGTCAGTTATCAACAATATTCTTACCGTAATGGAAGAAAAAAGTGTTAAGGCTATCGATTTATGCAAGGCAACGGGTATTTCAACAGGTAATTTTTCCGATTGGAAAGCAAATAGAGCTGTGCCTAAATTACCTGCAATATCAAAAATTGCTATATATTTAGGTGTCTCGTTAAATCGTTTGACGGAAAACTTTGATAAAACCGAACAAAAAAATAACCCCACCAATAACGATGAGGTTTGGGAATATAGAGAAGTAATGAGAACACGACCGGAAATGAAAGTTTTGTTTGACCTTACCAAAAATGCAACCAAAGAAGATATTGAATTTATAAGCTTAATGATACAAAAAATGAAAAGAAGAAATGACGAATAGAGGTTGCTTTCAGTGAATGATGTTTTTGTAAGGCTTCAAAAATTGCCACGCCACGTATTAGGGTATGTTATTGAAGATGAAAACGGAGATTGCAATATGTACATAAACGATAGCTTAACCACCGAAGAACAGCATAAGGTCTATAATCATGAAATGGCTCATATTCAGAACGAACATTTTCGAGATTCCAGAGGAATTAGAGAAATTGAGCGTGAGGCTTCAATGTAAAATTACTAAAAGGAGAATGACAGATGAAAGCATTAAGAATTTTCGGGTACATAGTGTTCGGTTCCTCAATGGTTTTAGCCGCTTACATTTATTTTGTTTCGTTTTTACTGTGGTATAGTATGTTCGGTGTTATTGGGTTGTTGTTAGGGCTTTTTGCTCTAC